CGCTGATTACCTGCAAAATACTTTTCGTGTTCAGATCCGGACGTCCGGCAATGACTTCCAGTTGTCCGCAGGCAATTTTTATGGGCATGGCAGGGCCTTCTTTCTGTGTTATCTTCCTGTGTAAACAGTATCTGCTGTTTTTTTGAAAAGTTTTCTTTCATAAATTATATCAGAGATGTTTGCGTTTTTCCATATTTTAGTTTAACATATAAAAATTTCCCCGGCCCAGAAAGGCAGGCGTATTCAAGCCTTTTGCGAAGGATTATCGCTATAAAAACGGGTAATTTTTACTACGTGGCTACCACGTGGCTACCACTTTCCATATCTTTTTCTTCTGGGGAAAGGTACATATTAGGACCGTAGGGAAGGGAATTGACAGCGGCCTGCAGCTGCAAAACCTGCTTATGCGTATAGACATCCTGGGTCACATTGTTGCCTCGGGAATGGCCCACGATCCTTTTGACTGTCGTTTCATCCAGGTGGTAGTTGCTGGCCATGGTGACAAAGGTATGCCGGGCGTCATGGGTACGGTGCTCAGAAAGATTCAGTTCCTTCATGACCCGTATCACAATATCTCGCAGGTTGACGACGCCGTTCCAGGAACCGATGTGACGTTTTTTATCCGGCATGATCAGGTTTGGCCAGCGGGCAAACTTGGAAATGGTATAGAAATGCTGCACGAATGGAAGGATGCAGTCCGCTATGGGGATCGTACGGTTTTTGCCGCCTTCCGTTTTGACGCCGCCTACCATATACCGTTCTTTCAAGTGGACATCCTCTAACTTTATGGCGCGCAGTTCCGCCTGCCTCATACCGGTGTAAATTTGGATCAGCAGGATCATCACCAGCTCATTGCCGGAATTTCGCCACAGGGTCCGCAGCTCGTCCGTAGAATAGGGGCGGTGCATATCAGACTTGCGTAGCGGATCCGGCTTGATGAAGGCGGAATAATCCTTATTGACCAAGTCGTTAGCCAGGGCGTAATTAAAGATCCAGCGGAAGATGGACTGGATGGTGCGCTGGCTGGTAGGATTCACTCCGGAGGAATCAATGACCTGCTGCATATGCATGGTGCGCACTTCGCTGATGGGCATTTTGCCGATAGCGCTGGCATGGTTTTTCCAGTACTGTTCATAGCCAATGCCTAAATGTTTGGAACCGCTGTTCTTTTGCTTCACAACTTCCTTCCAGATATCCGCCACAGTCGTCTGGGAGGCTTCAAACTTTTTCGGCGCGCAATTATAAGTATCTAATGCCGCCTGTGCCTCTTTAGCAGTCTCAAATGAGCCCAGAACGCGTTTCTTTCGCTTAAGGGTAATTAGGATCCATGCCGGCATTAATAACGGCTACCCAGGGCCTTCTGCGGCGTTTATAGTCAGTTCTTTTATAAATGGTTCCGGTGCCATTGGCTCGTTTCATTTGAAAAACCTCCTGAAAACAAGAAAGAATGAGAAAAATTGCGCTAAAAACTGATTAATAAGGCGATTTACAACAATATATAGTACTGGAAAAAATGTGAAAAATTTGTTACAATACAAACGATAGTTGTGAAATATTTATTACGGAGGTGAAGAGAATGGGATTCAAAGAGATTAATGCTGACAAAGCGGCAAAAATTTCGGCAGATACTTTTAGGATTAATTTTCGCACCTCTGAAAATGGTGATTCTTTGCAGATTGATTTTGGCGAATTTGTCGGCCCTAAGACGGAAGAACGGACTGTAGATGTAAAGGCTTATGTAGTTTTGCCAGTAGAAGCAGCTTTAGAGATGGTTACCACTCTGTTTACAGCTGCTATTGACTATCAAAAAGAAACAGGGAAAAATATAGGCTTCCCTGATAAAGTTGCTAATGAAGGAGAACAGTAATATGTCCGACAGATGGGTGACAAAGTCGAGTGGCTCAAAAGGATCCGATTCGATTGTATGTCAAATCAGCCAATTGCCTAAAGCTGTCAAAAGATTTACGAATTGGTTTTTATCTGATTGGGCACAGGATTTATTTGATTACATAAATAAAGAAATACCTGCAACATGTGCTTATTCTTTTACAAAAGAGGGCACAAGAAGATACTATGTTATTATTCAAAACCCGACATCGGCAAATATTCTGAGAGTAATTGAGGCGTGTTGCGATTTTGAAGAACAACTTATTGAAAAAGACAACACCTTTTTTTGCGAATTTTTAGCTTTTGGCACAGAAGAAGAACAATATCTGGGAATACCGGAAACCGCAAGAAAGATTACTCATCCCGCGGAGGAAGATTATGCCGGGAACACACGAACACTTGGCGCAGTACAAGCATAATAAAAAGCTTTTGGAAAGCGATGAATTAAAAAAACAGGGTAATGCAGATTGGGCAGCAGTCATATCTTTTTATTCCGCATTGCATTTACTTGAAAGTTTTTTGTCTTTGAAAAACGTACATTGTCCTGATCATACACACCGTTTGCAATGGTTGACGATTGATAGCGATTTGAGAAAAATGAATATTAAAAAGAGCTTTCTGTTTTTATATATTCAAAGTAGAAGAGCGAGGTATGACTGCGTTACAATCAACAGCAAAGATATTAAAGATGTGGGCAATGAATTGAATTTTGTAGAATCAGTGCTCATGCCTAAATTAGGATTATCCTCTTAACGCTTAATCTTTCCAGCCTCCCACCCGGGAGGCTTTTCTATTTTCCACATTCCCAAACGTTTGGGAATATTCACAACCAGCATTTTGCAATACGCAATATTGCGCACAAAAAAACTTGACGAAACGCGCAATATTACGTATAATAAAATTACGAAAGGAGCGAAATATAATATACGAGGTGATTAATTTTGAAGATATCAGAATTACTAAAGCTCCTAAAGAAACATGGATGTACGTTTGTCAGATCCGGGGGGAATCATGACATATATCACAGCCCTATCACAGGGAATGATTTTCCTGTACCTCGTCATCAACGGGAAGATGTAACAAAAGGGCTGCTGAATCGCATCCTGAAACAGTCAGGGATAAAGGACCAGTAGAGAAATAATTAGAGAATGGTCTTAAAAAACGGAGGGAATGTGAAAATGGGGGCAAAAACAAAATATAAATTTCTGGCGCTTATCATTAAGGAGGATGATGGGTACGTTGTAGAGTTTCCGGATCTGGAGGATACTTTTACAGAGGGTGCCACCCAGGAAGAAGCCTATGAAAACGCAGAGGATGTATTAAATCTTATGTTATGGAACCGGGAGGAAAAGAATATCCCGATTCCCAAAGCTTCATCTTTAGATGAAATCCAAGTTCCGGAAAACGCTACAATCGCTTTGATTAAGGCAGATACAATCGAATATCGGAAACGGAACGATACGAAATCCGTAAGGAAGAATGTATCGATTCCGTCATGGCTGAATACATTGGCCATGAAGAAAAACTTGAACTTTTCCAATTTATTACAGCATGCCTTGATGAACGAATTAGGCGTTGAAAAGTAGTTATTAAGGCTCTTTAACAAATGTTGGGGTCTAACCAGAAATGGTTGGATTCCGGCATTTGTTTTTATTTTGCGTAAAACATAAAAATAAGGCATAAAAACTTGAAATCCTGTAAAATTAAAAGCGACCAAACTCTTATTCTACGAAAGGATTAAAAGCAGTTATGCCCTATTGTCAACATTATAGCGAAACCAGTGTGCTTTTTAAAGGTGCTCTGGTAAAAAGTATTGCTGAATCAGAAGACGGCATTATCCATGCCTGTCTTGAGATGCCGTTACGGGAACATATATGCCCGTATTGCAGATGTACTACGTCTAAAATTAAAGATTACAGAATCCAAAAAATTAAAGACGTAGAAATTATTGGAAAGAAAATGTTTATCTTCCTAAGAAAACGACGTTATTATTGCGCGCGCTGCCATAAAACGTTTACGGAAGACAATCCATTTGTCTCTAGATACCAACGGGTAACAATCCGGTTTTATCAACAGGTTTACAAAGAGCTTATGCGGATGCAGTCTTTTAAATCTATTGCTGAGCGGATGGAGGTCTCTGTTACCAGTATAATACGTTGGTTCGATCATATATCTTATGCGCGCGCCAATTTACCAGCCCGCTTTAGTATAGATGAGTTCAAAGGTAATACAGGAAACGAAAAGTACCAGTGTAATGTCTCAGATCCAGTAAACCATAAGGTTCTAGACATTCTTCCGTCCCGCAATCTGGAACGGCTTTGCGCTCATTACCGGCAGTACGAAATCAAAGAACGGTTTGCTGTCAAAGAAATTGTAATGGATATGAGCAACATATTCCGAGCCGCGGCTCATTTATTATTTCCGAACGCCCGCATCACGGCAGATAAGTTCCATGTCATACGCCAAGTGTCTTGGAGTATGGATAACGTAAGAAAACGGATCCAGAAATCATTTTATAAACAAAAGCGTAAATGGTTCAAACGCAGCAAGAATATACTGTTGAAGCCAGGATATAAGCTATCTCCAGAAGAAAGGATTATCCTAAACCAAATGTTATCAGCTTCTGCGGAATTGGAAGAAGCGTATACCCTGAAAGAACTGTTTTATAAAGTGTTCCGGAAGAAATCAAGACGCGCTGCCGCTCGTCAGTTGCGCGACTGGTTATCATTAGCAGCAGAATCCGGCATCCCGGAATTTGCCCATTGCGTCGATACGTTTACCAAATGGAGAAGCGCTATCATCAATATCGTTGAAAGTAAGCTTACCAATGGTTTTACGGAAGGAATTAATAATAAAATTAAAGTATTAAAACGGATCAGTTTCGGTTATAGGAACTTCCAACGGTTCCGGAACCGAATACTGTATCTATGTTCGTAGTTATAAAGGATTATAAAAAAGACAAAATGAATAATCGGATGCGACAACAGAAAAAAGCATGTATGTTAAACCGAAGATATATAGCTTCAGATTCTTGGAATACCTGGAATGTTATTGTTGTGGGAATTACGGCTAATGGCCATTCTATTTATAGTTTCGATCCCGCGAGCCGAAAAGCTAAACGTAAACGGTATAGCTACCGTGCCTGGTTCAACTCTGTCAAGGAAGCCATCCCTGATGAGTATAGAAATACCATTCTGAAAGCGCCACCTTGCTCTTTCATCGAGTGAATTTAGCTGTTCTCTTGTGATTGAATAAATTGCTTTTTCATCACATTTGCAATCCAAATAAAGCTGCCAAAGTAAATTCATAAGGTCTTCACCGGTAAAACGCATGCTAAAATTCTCCTTATTTATTTTTTCCTACAACCATATCACATTATAAACAAAAAAGATAGTGACTTTTTATGTAACAATTCAATTTTAATTATAGCTGTATAATGTATCACATAAAAAATATATTAAAAAGCAATCTCGATTGTCTTGCGCAGAAAGGCTTATTTAATCCGAATACGGCCAAAACGATTTTAAAAACGAATGCACCGCCGCCATTAAGACATATTGCTGATTATAATTTACCCAGACGTTGGACCGATGCAATTGCAGCATATTCAGAAGGTGCAGCTTATGAATTAAATCGTTTTAAAGAATTCGGAACCATATCTAAATTGTCAGACTATACGCCAGAAACCCTATCGTTATTAGACGAAGAGCTTCATAAAGGCCTATCCGCTTTACCAAACATGGAAGGCCGTTTTTATAGGCAACTTGGGTTTGGCGTTGAAGGATCGGATATATTCGGCGGTTCTTATGATGATTTTATCAATTTTACAAAACAATTAAAAACTGGGCAAAATTATAGACCGCAAACTTATATGTCTACATCTATACGAGATGGCGCTTATTCTATCGATGAAGCACCTTATCGCGCCTTCTTGACAATCGATGGTAAAACTGGTAAATATATTGAAGACTTCACCCATAGCAAAGGCCAATACGAAGCAATTTTCTTGCCTGATACAAATTTTATGGTGACGAATACAAGCTGGAGTCCCGATAAATCCTCGTTTTGGGCATCCTTAAGGGAGATGTAACGCATTATGAAAAAGCTACCGCCTATTCCACAACGCAAAAAAATGGAACGTATCGGCGCCTGGATAGAAGACGAATATGGATACCAGAAACATGTTCGAAGCGTAAACGAGTTTAATTATAAAGTATTTGTCGGACAGATAAATCATAATAACTCGTATCTTAGCTATATTTTCGAAATCTTGCTGTATTATCAATTTGGTAAAGAATATGCAGATACAAAAGAAAAATTTTATGATTTTCTTGAATTGGATCAGGCTTTCCGGCAGCATCCTTATAATACCGTAATAGAATTATATAATTATTATTCCAGTAAAGGCATATTGCCACAGGGAGTCCATATAGAAATACAAGAAACACTGCAATTGCTCTGTGAGCCATACGACAGACCATTTGATGAATATGACCAATTCCATGCCGGCCAATATCGCAAGCAAGGCCGGGAATGGATAAAGTCTTATTATGAAAACAAACAGAAACAATGAAAAGTCTGCGTAATATAAATTATTAGAAATTGACAAATAGTCAGGTTTACGTTATAATTCGTATAGAAAGTAACAAAGTTACTTAATAGAGGTTACGGAGCCTACCAAAACCGTTTTAATCTGGGTTACGGAGCCTACCAAAACCGTTTTAATCTGGGTTACGGAGCCTACCAAAACCGTTTTAATGACCGTGTTTTTACACGGTCATTTTTCATAGGAGAAGAAATGGACTATATTATTATTGACAGTCAGTATATGGACTATTTGAGAGAAAATGTAGACTCTAGAATCCCAAATACAGATTATGGACTTGGAAAAATAAAGCCATTCTTTGGAGTTCTTTTCGAAAAAGATGATTTGTATTATGTGGTACCCATTTCCCATGCTCAACCTAAACATCAAACATTAAAGAATTCAATGACTCTTGTAAAAATTTGGATATCTGATAAAAATACCGGAAATAAGCTGGCCGCCGTCGTAAACTTATGTTATATGCTTCCAGTACGTAAAGATGTTTACGAACAACTAACGCCATCGAAAATCAAAACATTAACAGCTTCATCTATGACACCTGAACAACAAAGCCGGTACATAGATTTATTGCAGAAAGAAAAAATTGCTCTGCATAAAGCAGCTACCGACAAAAAAGCACAACGTTTATATAATGCAGTACAAAAAGATCCAGATTCTATATGGGCAAAAAAATGTATGAGTTTTGCTGCGTTAGAACAAGCTGCAAAAGACTATAAAAAATAAATCTACGCGCAAATATAAAATAACCGAGGTCTTCTGATACAAAGAAACCTCGGTTATAATTATTATACAAAGCTTTAAATTTTATTAGAACCCCAGCATTTGGAAAAGAACCGTTATATTAGCCGCTCGACCGAGCGGCTTCTTTATTTTACATCACTCAGATTCTTCACGGCCGGCAACGCTGGCAGGGGACATAACCGGAATTGACAGCTTCTTCCCTGGAACTGATATAGACTTTGTTCCTGTCTGCCATCTGGCGGACGGAACTGCAATGATCATGATGGAACTTTCTGGTGTTCCTGTTTCCGACATAGGCCAGGGCCGTGCTGCAGATCAGGAGCAGTATGGTTGTAAGAGTAAGAATTCGTTTCATGGTGAATACTCCTCTGCTAAAACAAGCTGTCATTACGTTATGACCACAAAAAGCTACTCGAAAATACTTGAAAGCTACTCGACATACTCGAAAAAAAGTAACGAGTAGGCAACAACCAATAACGAACACTCATTAAAAGGTGTTCGCTTTTTCTTTTTCCGTTATAAAATCACGTTTCCAGTTAGAAAATATCACAATTTATTCAGTTTAGTTAAAAGTATGCCAGTCGTACCTATGCTCGCCCAAAACCAAAAACCATGGAGAGCCTTTTTTGTTTATATCCTTCCTTACTCGAAATACACGGTTCTCTCTCATAAGATATTTTAAACAGTCTTTTACAATCTTCTGTTCTTCCTTAGGGAAACTGTTTATCAATGCAACCTGTTTCATGGGAACGTTTTCTTTCAAAATATCAACGATCCTTTTTTCATATTGCTGGCAAAGCTTTTCATATTCCTGTTCTTCAAGAAACTCTTTCAGCATTTCTTCATATTCATATTTAATGAAATTGTTCCTATCCTCGAGAACTCGTTCTACATATTCCTGATAAACGTCCATAATTTTGGTTCCATAAAACTTTTCCATTTCCTTAAAAAACGGAAACACCTTGGTCGTTAAATATTCAGTCGTCTTTTTGTCATAACGTGCCAACAAATTATCAGGATGGACAGTGTCGTCTGGATTGAAAATATCACTCAAATCGTCCAATTTACCCTGAAAGGAATCCAGTTTTTTTTCATAAAAATATTCAAACTCATCACGCAAGGCGTCAGGCTTATCGTCATAATAACCACTTTGGTATATTTCATCTTTATATTTGGGGTCATGCAACATTATCCGCACATCCTTTTCGTTATTTTTAACATTATTCCAGTATCTTTATTACTGCTATAATGGATTTGCTACCGGTTTGGATGATAGAAACAATCAATCTGATAGACCTGTAACATTCTTAATTAAAAGATGTATGTCAGCAAGTCTATTTAATTATGCGGATGTAATTTCTTCTTTTTCAGATTGGGTGGTAAGTAATACATCAATAGATAATAAAAGTGCTTTTTGGTTGGCAGGAGTTAACTTATTGAATTTTGATAGCAACAATCTTTCTTCGTATGTAAAATTGCCATCTTGCACATTAAGCCCAACAAGTTCATCCAAAGTACAATTAAGAAGCGTACGCAATTTTTTTAGAGTGGATAGTTTAACATATAAAAATTTCCCCGGCCCAGAAAGACAGGCGTATTCAAGCCTTTTGCGAAGGATTATCGCTATAAAAACGGGTAATTTTTACTACGTGGCTACCACTTTCCATATCTTTTTCTTCTGGGGAAAGGTACATATTAGGACCATGGGGCAGGGAATTGACAGCGGCCTGCAGCTGCAAAACCTGTTTATGTGTATAAACGTCCTGGGTCACATTGTTGCCCCGGGAATGGCCAACGATCCGTTTGACTGTCGTTTCATCCAAGTGGTAGTTGCTGGCCATGGTGACAAACGTATGGCGGGCGTCATGGGTACGGTGTTCAGAAAGATTCAGTTCCTTCATGACCCGTATCACAATATCCCGCAGATTGACGACGCCGTTCCAGGAACCAATATGGCGTTTTTTATCCGGCATGATCAGGTTGGGCCAGTGGGCAAACTTGGAAATTGTATAGAAATGCTGCACAAACGGAAGGATGCAGTCCGCTATGGGGATCGTACGGTTTTTGCCGGCTTCCGTTTTGACGCCGCCGACCATGTACCGTTCTTTCAAGTGGACATCCTCTAACTTTATGGTGCGCAGTTCCGCTTGCCTCATACCGGTGTAAATTTGAATCAGCAGGATTTTCACCAGCTCATTGCCGGAATTCCGCCACAGGGTCCGCAACTCGTCCGTAGAATAGGGGCGGTGCATATCAGACTTGCGCAGCGGATCCGGCTTGATGAAGGCGGAATAATCCTTATTGACAAGGTCGTTAGCCAGAGCGTAATTAAATATCCAGCGGAAGATGGACTGGATGGTGCGCTGGCTGGTAGGATTCACTCCGGAAGAATCAATTGAATGGAACGCAGGTTGCTGTTGCGGATACTGTGACCGTGAACATGGGAGGATTTGAAGATGAGTAATCTTTCCGAAGTCAAAATCAAAGACATTCTGCCGTCCAGTATTGCGGCAGATCAGAACGTGCAGGAACTCAGTGAAATGGCAGACCGGTACATGCACAATATCTACGAAAAGTTGCAGTGCATACTTCTGTTGCCGAATTTGGACACGCTTCCGGAAGATGTCGTGGACAGTTTGGCGTGGCAGTACCATGTAGACTTTTACGAACTGGATATGCCCATTGCGACAAAGCGTGGCATGGTACGGGAGGCGATTTACTGGCACCTCATCAAAGGCACTCCGGCGGCCGTGGAAAGCGGTCATTACCGCATCCCAAAGGGTGCAGAACCTTGCGTAAGAATACGGCTGGCCATTCTCCGAACAGAGAAGCCACTTGCCGGACAGCTGCATCCGGGCAACAACGAAAGGTAATACCCGGCTATGTATTGGAATGGTTCTGATGCCGGAAGCGGTTTTGCTGTGCGTTATTTTGAAGACACGGGTACGGAGATTCACGTTCCGCTTTTCCAGGGCCAGCAATTCGCCACAGCGCATACCGGTGTAAAGCAGAATCAGAACAGCATCGGCACCCGGCAGATCTGCCACACTCCATATCCGGTTGATGGCCTGCCGGGTAAACGGACGATGCGGTTTGACAGGTTTGTTCTTGCCCAGCTTCAGCAGCGGGGCGTAATTCACGGAAACCACTTCATACTCAATACCATAATTCAATACAAGGCTTATCATGGAACGTACTTTCTTCAGGGAACTGAAAGAAAGACGTTCCTTTTTCATGGCATCAATGACCTGCTGGAAGTGCATGAACTTCAATTCTGCGACAGGCATTTCCTGTAAAGAGGCGCAATGCCGGAAGGAATTATGGTAGTTATCTATGGTACTTTGTGCCGGTTCTATGTCGGCAATGTGGACAGGCAGCCAGCGATAAAACAATTCTGCAAAAGTTATTTTGTGACCAGGAAGGGAGCGATGATAATGTTGCTTAACGTATTCAATTTGAAAAATCTCGGCTTCGGTTTGATTCTCAAAATACGCAACAGCTTCACGCCGCCCATCCGGCCGGGAGATTACATAAACGTAAGGCCTCCGCCGGTTACCACTTAGCTTTTTGATGCTTCCAAATCCATTAGGTTTACGCAATTTAATTACCTCCAAGAAAGGAAATGAAAAATGAAAAACACTTATGTATTTATCTTAGACGAAGGAAAGCGAGTAGCGACATTTTTGTTAGGAATTCACGCTAAAACGATAGAAGCCCTTATCGCAAAGGCTGAAGCGGAATATCCTGGCAAAACCTACCTGCAGGGAGACGACAGTTATTTCAATGAATTCGCTGCCGGGAAGATCTATGTGGACGGCCAGTTTGTCGTCCCGCCCCCGTACGTTCCGCCCCTGGAAGATGTGAAGGCTGCCAAAATCGCAGAGCTGAAAGGAATCCGGGACGAGAAAGAACTGGAACCGGTGCAGTATGGCGACAACCTGTTTGACTTCGATACCAAATCTTTTGACCGCATCAACGCGGCTATCATTGCACTGGATCAGACACACGGAAGCATCGGCTGGACGTGCGCCGATAACAGCGTAGTAGTTGTCACTGCTGACGACCTCCGGGGCGTTATTGCGGCGGCAGCGGTACGGAGTAACGAACTGCATGTGATTTATCGTGGACTGAAAGAACGGGTGAACGAAGCAACCACGAACGCCGAGGTTGAGGCTATCAGCTGGCCTGAGGCCTAATTGTGCGGGATGTTCTGAAGGATGTTTTTAGCAAAATTGAATTATCACAGACAATAAAGGCTGTCACAGACAAGGGATGGGAAAAGCTGGCGGCTTCTGCCGTAGCGGCCACGCTTTGGGATTTAGGCACAATCTTCCTGCTTCTCATGTTGCTGGAAGTCATTGATATTTTCACTGCCTGCATTTATCAAAGCAGCCTTTTATGGAAAAAGATGTACGATGCAAAAATCGTGGAAAAGCGTGGCTCATTGCTGAATTACATCCGCTGGATATGGCAGGCGCATCATTGGAGATTCATTGACAGCTTCGCCCTGAGAGACGGATTCTGGAGCAAATCCATTATCTATTTCCTGCTGATAATGACGGGGTATCTCATTGATAACATCATGAGAATCGGCCATGCTCCCCAGCTTGCGCTGACTATTGTATGCGGTGTGTTAGCGTGTACTGAAGGCATTTCGATTTGTGAAAATCTTGACAGCGCCGGCATAAAGATAGCCGGAGAGCTGGGAGAATTACTGAAGAAAAAGAAAGAAGGGATAAAGTGATTAAAGAAATTCAATTCCAGCGTAGAAAACAGACGATTTATGCGATGAATGAGCGGTATGAAGTCGTGGGTTGCTGGCCCTGCCGTGACGCATTCGTTCCCGGCTACAATGCTTCCGGTGACCCAAGAGGCTCCCTTCCTAACGGCCTGTATACCCATGTTTACGCAGAAATCACCGATGGCAAATACGGCCCAGCGTACGGAAACTTTTACATCACCAGTGGCGACCCCCGTGGGCGTGATATTCACGGCGGCGGTTCCGGCTTGCCTGACCCATTCGCTGATTACCAGGGCTGGGTTCCAACATACGGCTGTCTCCGGATGCAGAATGCTGACGGTGTGGAGCTGGCCCAGATGATTATTGACAGCGGAAACGATGTAGCGTTAACAGTTGTGGAGGGCTATTGATGTATGATTATCTTCGCAGACTTTGGGAAAGCAGAGAAAAAGCTGTTACTGTTGGTATTATCGTTGCTTTTCTGTTACTGGCTGTTTGCTGGTTCAGCTATTGCATCGGCATCCGGAACACCGGAACCGATGTATCAGATAACGGAATCCGAATTGACGACGTTAGAAACGAACTTAGCACAGTTCAAGAGCATCAACGACAGATTACAGACGGACTTGCGGGCGCAGTCGAACGAAGCGACACAGCTACGGAAAGAGCTGAACGCATTGAGGAAAGAGCTGGATCAGCTGCGCAGTCTGTCACAGACGCAGGAATCCTCATTGACGAATGCCAACAAATCCTTGGAAGAATTCGCAATCGAGGCAAAACGTACCAGGCTAAGAATTAGGGCGCAGAGAAATGGATGGGAAGCCGTGGCAGCCTGCCTGGTCGTTTCGCTGGCGGTAAAATGAACAATAATAAAACGGTATCGGATAGATGTTTGATCCGATACCGTAATTTTTTTGCTATAATTACCTATAATAATTTGTACGTGGCTACCGTGTGGCTATCATTTTCAGATATAATTATTTTTTAAGAAACTACGTCTTTCAGCATGTTAACTATATTAGTGTTAATTAAGTGGTTTACATTTAGACCGTTTTAGTTTACTATATACAAATTTTTTCCGATTCAGGAAAATGCAGTATTACTGGGGGTTCCCGCATTTGCTTTTTCGCTGATTTTCACCTTTTTTTACTACGTGGCTACCACGTGGCTACCACTTTTTGTATCCTTTTCCTCTGGAGAAATATACATTCTGGGACCAAAGGGGAGGGAGTCCACCGCTGCAATTAATTGCTGGATTTGTTTGTGCGTGTAAACGGACTGCGTGACATTATTACCGCGTGAGTGACCGACGATTCGTTTTAACGTAGTCTCATCCATCTGGTAATTACTTGCCATAGTGACAAAGGTATGCCGGGCGTCATGAGTGAGGTGACGGGGCAGCGACAAGCTTTCCAGCGCTTTGTCGGTTACGTTGCGCAGGTTGACCACACCGTTCCATACTCCGATGCTACGGTGCTTATCCGGCATGATCAGATACGACCAGTGTGCAAACCGGCTGATAGAATAGAAGTGCTGCACAAAAGGCAGAATACATTTTGCGATGGGAATGGTCCGGTTGATACCTGCCTCGGTTTTGCTTCCGCCAATCATGTACCGTTCTTTCAGGTTTACGTTCTCCAGCTTCATCTGAACCAGCTCGCCCTGGCGCATACCGGTATAGATCTGAATCAGTACAATCTTTACCAGGTCAGAATCCGTATGCTGCCACAGTGTGCGTAATTCTGCTGTGTTGTATGGCTGATGCATATCAGAATGCTTCATGGCCATTGTTTTCAGGAACGCGGAATAATCTTTATTGACCAGGTCATTGGCCAAGGCATATTCAAAGATCCAGCGGAACATTGACTGGATAACCTTCTGCGGAGAGTAGCTGTCAAACTTGTCGATGATCTGCTGCATGTGCATGGTACGGATTTCAGAGATCGGGTGATTCTTCAGGACGCTGACGTGGTTTCGCCAGTAGCTGTCATAGTTTTTATAATCTTTGTTCGTTTTCTTTTTCCGTTCATAGATGATCGCCCAGATTTCGCCCACGGTGGTTTTGGAGGCTTCGTATTTTTCGGGCGTGCAGTTGAACTGATCCAGCGCGGCCTGTGCCAGTTTGGCTGTCTCAAAGCTTCCCAGGATCTTTTTCTTACGTTTAAAGGTGTCAGGATCCATGCCCATATTAATAACCGCTACCCATGGTTTTCTGCGGCGTTTATCATCGGACCTTTTATAAATAGTGCCGGTTCCATTGGCTCTTTTCATTTGAAAAACCTCCTATTATCTGATACAATAAAAGGGCAGACTGCTCTGGCTACCCCCTGAGATAATCTGCACAGGACCGTCTGGTGTTGCCGCACCGGGCGGTCTTATTTTATTTATGTGTCTAAACAGACTTTGACGTTCACTTTAAGATCTGAGTCATCTAAGGTTTTTTCGCGTTCTCCCTGGCAAAGCCGTCCAGATAATTATAGATTGCATCGACTTCCGGAAGCTGGTCCTTTGAAAACTCTATCTTTAAAAATTTGTCCGAACTTCTGGATGCGATTGAAAGCGTACCGTTTTTCAGAAGGGCCGGCAGCTCACGATAGACAAATAAGATATCGTCAGTGCTTATAAACTCCACAGTCTCTTCTCTGAAAAGAGTAGCCCGGCGGGTAATAAAAACGCTTTTTTCATCATATTCGAGGTCCGTACTATTGCATCCGTGGAATACGTTCATCGAGATACACCTCCGTTTTATCTACTCGTAATCTACTCGTCATTTACTCGTTAAAAAAGATTGCCAGTCATACCTATGTTCACCCAAAACTAAAAACCATACGCCTTTATTAGTTGTGTCTTTCTTAACCTGGAAGACACGATTTTCTTTTATAAGTTCTTTTAAACTGACTTTTACAATTTTTTGTTCTTCCTTTGAGAAACTGTTTAGTAAAGCAGATTGTTTCATAGGGATGTTTTTCTTCAGCAAATCAACAATCTGTTTTTTAAATTGCCGGCAAAGATTTTTATGCTCCTGCTCAGCAATAAAATCTTGAAGGCAGTCTTCATATTCATATTTTAAGAAAGACTCTCTTTCTTCTGCTATTCTATCAATATATTCCTGATAAACATCCATAATCTTGGGACCATAATACTGTACCATTTCATTAAAAAACGGAAATACTTTTGATGTTAAATAATTGGTAGTCTTTTTATCATAAAGAGCTAATAATTTATCAGGATGGATTAACGTATCCGGATTAAAAATCTCATAGAAGTCATCCACTTTGTCTTGAAAAGAATCCAACTTTCTTTCGTAATGGTATTCAAATTCATCGCACAAGGATTCCGGTTCATTGTCCAGCATGCCGCTTTGGTAAATCTCATCTTTGTTCGTCGGATCGTGCAACATGATAAGCCTCCTGTTTCTGTTGTCTAACAAATCTGTTTAATAATTTAAATTCAGTGATTCAATCTCTTGCTGGGCCACGCGTTCTACAATGGAAGCGAAGGATTCCTGATAAGGCTTCCGGTAGCTTAACGTTGTGCGGCGGTCCAGGTGCCGTTTGAAGCTGTCGTATTCCTGCTGATACCGGTACACGATGGGGCCAAAGTTGTACCGGTCAAACATTCCGGTAAACTCTTTAAGGAATTCATCGTAGTCGGTTATGCCTCCCTGTATTACAAGCTGTTGCGTGCGTCGGTCAAAAATCTGGCCGGTGTAATAGTACGCCGCCTCGATGCTCAGCCGGAAGATGCAGCGGAGGATGGAGAACACGCCGACTGTATCGTAAAGGTTATAATATTCCATAAACGCGAAAACCAGTTCCAGCGGCGCGTGCATGTTGCGGGTGAAGGTGTTTGCCTCCGCTTCGATACGGGCCGCCGCCGTTTTGGACATTTCCAGTCCTTCCTGTTTCAGGCGGTACTGGATCAGATGATGGCCACAGCAGAAATGCGCTACCTCGTGACACAGGTTCCAGCGGATGCGCTCCTTCGGAATGTCCGTGTCTTTGTAGTAGATAAAGGTCGGTGAATCCGGTCCGTGATAAACCAGGGTAGCTTCATCACTGCCGACCATTGACCCGACGGTTTTCAATGTGATATCCATACCATCTGCAACGGTAGAGTATTTCACAACCTGGAGATCATTCTCTTTCTGCAAGTAGGTAATCACAGGTTTTATTTTAAAAGGAAAGGCCTTGATGCCGGAATCTTTCAGCAGCTTGTGGGCCTTATCCAAAATCATTCTTTCATCAGAGATCGTCATCAACATCGTTCAGTTTTGCTCCTTCATTTTTTGCTACTAAGAATTCAGTGTATTGCGCAACCTGTTTGAGATCGTCTTCAGACAGTTTTTTACCAAGTCGCGCGACGCGTACCAGCTCGGGTTTGTCTTTCAACATGGCAGCGAGCTGTATTGTCTCAGGATCAATTTGCTGAGGGTTATCACTGTCGGTCTTGCCGTACATTAACCAGGCTGGGCTAACGCCTAAAGCAGCAGCCATCAAATCAATTTTATCTTGTTTCGGCGTATATTTACCAGATAACCAATCAGATATTGACGATGCTCTGATGCCGGTACGCCTTACTAATTCTGCTTGGCTAATACCCTTAGCAGTCATGATTTCTTTTATCCTTGCAATAATGTTCTCGTTCATGTCGTCACCTTCTTGATTTTTATTTACGATTATATTATATACGGAAAAGCGAATAAAAACAAGACTTTTTAAAAAATTTTTACGGAAATCCGTTGACAAGATTTTATACAGGGTGTATTATAATTACGGAAATCCGTAAAACTTAAAACAGCAAAAACCGGAAGGAGGACTACACATGACAGTAGAGTTTAATTATGCTTATTTAAGGGGCTTTATTAAGGAGCACTTTGGAAGCAACCACAAATTTGCTGAATTTCTGGGCATTGGAGATACGGCACTTTATGACCGGCTGGCAAATAAAGTGCCATTCACGCAGCATGAAATTGACCTGGTGGTTAATAAAGCGCTGCCCAGGAAACTAACGCTGGATGAAATCAATCTTATTTTTTTTAACCATTGATTACGGAAAACCGTAAAAGAAAGGAGGTTAGGCCGTGGTCACGACAAGCACAGCAATGATGAATCAGGCGAGAAGAATTGTAAAAGAGTATTATAACTCTCACGCTGACGTTACTGATAAAAACCAAATCTCTATTCATGACGTATATGTCGTCTGGTTCAGCAAAACATTGCAGAACTGGAAGGCGTTGGTTAGTACCAATGTTTGCGACGGTATGTACTACGAGATTACCCATAACGGCGACAAAAACGAAACCTATGTGGACGTTTACAAGAAATGGGAGAACTTCAAGCTTCCGGGGGATTGGTAAGACGTAGGAGGTTAGGCCAACATGAAACGATTAACTGCGCAACGGGTGAACGGTATCAAAACCGGATACTGGTCGCCGGCGAAAAAGGACGAGCTGATCCAGCGCCTGGGGAAGTATGAAGACCTGGGCATGGAACCGGAGGAGATCCGGCGGAGGCTGAAAGAAAAACAGGGAGAACAGAAAGCGGGGTAAGGGGAATGGACGAAAAAATAAAAAGCCCTATCTTGGGTGTAGATAAGGCTTACGAAGAAAGAGTTGTCGTAGTGGAAGCTACGGTCGGACTTGGGAACGATGAAGATCCAATCCGAGGGGCGAAGCTCTATTTTACAAAAGACGGGGACTTCATTTGCGAGGTTCGGCAATAAGCTTTTGCGCACGAGATACTTCTTCTTCCATAAGAATGTGATAGCAGAGCGCCTTGATAAACGCCTTCATATCTGTGACCGTATAATCCGGATGAAATGTTTGCGGATGTGTCTGGTCATTTCCCAGCCATGTAGATGCTTTTGCCAGAGCTTGAATGCGAGGGTTGTTAATTCTGTTAATGGTTTGCATTAAAGTCTCTGCGTTGATTGCTTCGCTATTATCTGGAAATACCTTTAAAGCGTATTGTTTCACCAGCTTTTCCAGAGCCTTACGGTAACCCATTCCACAGATATCTGAAAGACCTCTTGCTTCTGCTATAGCTGCTTGTTTATATGTGCTTAGGAAGCTCGGGTACAGATCATCAACCCCTTTTGGGATATCGAATATCTCAACACTTGGATAAACCTTTTCAACGTGGGCTGTTTTGTTATAAGGACGAACAATATCCAAGTAAATTGGTTTCCGACACTGTGAACACATTATTGTAGCGGTAAATGCTTGTTGCTGGTGAGCAATGACTTCTTTTACGAACATTTGTTGAGGCACTAGATCCCGGCCGCACCGGGGGCAGATAGCCGGTGCGTCAACTGAAACAACAATCGTTTGACTGAGTTTTAAATCGATTAACAAAGTATCACATCCTTTCCAATAAATGTTTTATAAAAACATTATATCACGAGAGGCACAAAAACAGGAAGGAGGGATTTAACAATGCCAAGGAAAGTACCTACAGCCATAGCGGCCCGGATACTCGGAAAGTCAGAGAACTTCATCCGGTTCGGGCTCCAGCAAGGACGGCTACCATTCGGCAGCGCAGTTAAAACTGCAAAGGACCGGTGGAGTTATCACATAAGCCCGCTGCTGTTAGCGAATTATTCCGGAATGGCGCTGGGCCAGATCATATCCATGATAGAAGAATACGGCGAAGAAGAAGAGGAGGATTAGTATGAAGACGATTTGGATTTACAGCTGGGCTTACGTTTTTATCCTGATGGAGCAGCTGGACAGGCTGGCCGATTGGATGGCCGACCAGATTGATCATAACAATTACCTTGCCGGGGCGATCGGGGCGCTGGCGCTGATGGCGATCCCGTACATCATCGGCGTGTTTGATATCGTGGTGCGGGGGTAAGCTGTGATGGGCAGAGCAGAACGCAGGGCGGCCGATAAGGCAGCTAAAACCGAGCTGAAGAAATTACAGAATTTGCCCGTTGATAAGTTTGCCGGATGGCTGGGGAGCTACCAACAGGCATCTTACCAGGACGGCTTTGAGGACGGCATTGAGAGCAATACGATGGCCATTATGCGCTACCTGCATGATGATTTCGGATGGGGCAATGTACGTTTTAAAAGGCTTATTGAATGCGCTAAGCGCGATGTGCAGGCCATGCGGGAAGGGTACATCACACCGAAGGAAGTAAAAGACGGACTGGCCGCAGAAGGATGCGACTGTTTAAAGACATTGCAGATGAAGGGCGAACCGGACCCGCTCCGGGAATGGGTACCTGTGGAAGTATCGCTTCCGCTGGATGAAGACCGGGTACTGTGCTGTACCCAAAACAAAAAAGGGCAGAAGAACCTGATCATCGGATATTACATGGACGGTATGTGGCGCGTGGGTATGAACAGTAATGTAATAGCCTGGCGGTTCCTTCCGCCGGCATATGAAGCAAAGGAGGAAAAGAGTGAAGTTAAGTGAGTTTATTAACAAGCGGTTAAAAGAACTGGGCATGAAGCGAAGCGACCTTATCAACAAGCATGATCTGGTATGGTCGACCTTGTCCACCATCGACCGGGGCGGATCCATCGGAAACGTCACGATAGAAAAGTTGGCATTAGCGCTGCAGTGTAACCGTGGAGACATTCAGGCTTGCCTGGCGGAGCAGAACCCACTGCAAAAAGCCGTCGTATCCAAAAAGTCGATTGCAAAGATGAAACCGGCCGCAGAACCTGCAGCCAATGTTTCGGATCCGGAAGCAGAACCGGAAGAGGAAGTCGATATGATGTTCCCGCCGGAGCCGGAAGCAGAACCGACAGAGACTCTTGTGGCGTTTAAGGCCCGGATGGCGTATGTGTGCCTGCGGAAGTTTGCTGAATACAAGGATAGCGACGAAGCCAAAATCTTTATTGCTGAAGCCGTACTGGAAGAACTGTTGAAATAAAAAAAGCCCTGAGGGAGCGGCCACTCCTCTCAAGGCCAGGCAAAAATACCTAATTCATTATAACACAGGAGAGTTATTATGACACGTAAATTTTTATCACCGGCGGACATTCCCGCAATCGATTATAAGTGCGTATGCGGCGGGGATGCAAAGGACTGCCGGTATGCGCTGCTCTGTACGAGCTGCCGGCACCCGTGCAAAAAGGAGTCGCCGGTCATGGGCCAGACGGATCCGCAAAAGAAACTGCGGGCGCAAATCGACTACGCTAAGTTCCGGCGCCGTCACAAGCACTGCTTTGACTGTATCTACGTTAAACCCGTATTCATGGATGTTGAATGCATGAATCCCGAAATGAAAAGTAAAGTACCGAAAGGAGAAAAATGAAATGGAAATTACTGTAAAAGTTGTTTTATCCGCTGATCCGGAATTGATCACCCATCTGGCCACTCTGGTGGAATGCGTACAGGATGTGCTGCATGTCAGCTCCAGCCAGCTGGCCGCTGCAGAACCGGAGAAACCGAAACGCCGGAAGAAGAAGGCAGAAGAACCCGCCCCGGAACCCGAACCGGAGGCCGTGAAGGAAGAACCTGCTCCCGCTCCCGCACCTGAGCCGGAACCGGCAAAAGAGGAGCCGGCGCCCGTGGTCGTGACAGACTTCCAGGACAAGGTCAAGGCGATCGTCATGACCAAGCCGATCGGAACGTCCAAGAAGGTTGTGGCACTGCTGAAGGAATACGGCTGGTCCAAAGTCCGGGAAGTGCCGGAAGAAAAGCAGGAAGAGTTCCTGCAGAAGGTGGAGGCCCTCTGATGCCGGACAAACATGCAATATTAAGCGCCAGCGGGTCACACCGTTGGCTGGAATGCACACCGTCCGCCATGCTGGAGGCCAGAGTCCAGGATATGGGAAGCCCGTATGCGGCGGAAGGCTCGCTGGCCCATGAGATCGCCGCCGCGTTCCTGGAAGGGGAGCAGCTGTGCCATATCATTTATGAGGATCCTGCGTATTCACCTGCCATGCTGGACCATGCCGATGCTTACCGGGACCATGTGATGGAGGAGCTGGCGGAAGCCAAAAAGGACGACCCGATGGCCACGCTGCTGGTGGAACGCCGGCTGGACTTTTCGGATTTTGTTCCGGAAGGCTTCGGCACCGGGGACGCGGTCATCGTATCCGACGGTATGCTCCGGGTAATCGATTACAAGTATGGCCAGGGCGTGAAGGTAGAGGCCCACGGTAACAGCCAGATGCGGTTATATGCACTGGGGGCGCTCTCCGAGTTCGGCTACCTGTACAACGTGGAGAAGGTCAGCACTACGATTTTCCAGCCCCGGCTGGGTTGGATTGATACGGAGATCCTCACCACAGAGGAGCTGCTCGCATGGGGCCAGCACGTAAAAGAGATAGCCGCCATCGCGGCCAAAGGGGAAGGCGACCGGAAGGCCGGAGCACATTGCAAATTTTGCAAAGTGGCGGACCGGTGCCCGGTACTGGCAGCCTACCAGCTGGAGACGGTGGCCAGGGCCTTCGACGAACCGGAAGAGCTGTCCGATTCCGAGATAGCGGAAATCGTGCTGAAGAAAAAAGACTTTGAAGGCTGGCTGAAGCGGATCTGCGATTACGCGCTGGATCAGGCCGTCAACCACAACGTATCTTTCCCCGGCATGAAGCTGGTGGCCGGAATCAGCAGGCGTACCATAACCAAACCGGCAGAGCTGGTTGCGTATTGTGTGGAGCATCAGCTGGCGGAGGAAAGCAAACTGTACAAGCCCCGGGAGCTTATCACCCTGGGCGATCTGGAAAAGCTCATTGGCCCGAAGAAGGTGGCCAAAGAGCTGGGCGAATTTATCGAAAAGCCGGAAGGCAAACCGACGCTGGTCAGCGTCAAAGACAAGCGGCCTGAATGGTCCGCAGAAAAATCTATTATTAAACAATTCGAGGAGGATTAAGAATTATGGCAACTAAAACTCAAATCACTACTGGTCGTGTACGTTTCTCATTTGTTAATGTATTCACCCCGCGCAGCATCAACGGCAGCGACGAAAAATACAGCGTCACCCTGCTGATCCCGAAATCCGACAGCCACACCATGGCCAAGATTAAGGACGCTATGGAAGCAGCCAAACAGGCCTACGCGTCCCGGAGCGGGAAGAAGCTGCCGGCGCAGCTGAAGAACACCATCCATGATGGCGACGGTGTGCGTGAATCCGACGGCGAACCCTTCGGCGCAGAATGCAAGGGCTGCTGGGTCATGTCGGTAACCAGCAAAAAGAAACCCATCGTCATCTTCGCAGACAAGACTCCGATTACGGACCCGAACGACTTCTACTCCGGATGCTACGGAAAAGCTATCATCAACTTTTTCGTGTATGACACTTCCGGCAACCGCGGTATCAGTGCCGGCCTGATGGGCGTCATGAAACAGACCGACGGCGAACCGTTAGGCGGCGGCGTCATCCAGGACTCCGACTGGGATGATGACGAAGACGGCGAAGAAACTCCCTGGTGATAAGAATGCGGAGGCTAAGCATCGACATCGAGACCCGTTCAGACATCGACATAAAAAACGGAGTGTATAAATATGTCGACAGCCCGGCCTTCCGCATCCTTTTAATAGCTTATAAGTTCAGCGACGAGGATACTGTCCACGTCGCTGATCTGACGGAAGACACCGTTACGGCATTTCCTTATGAACTGTTCAAGGCTCTGTATGATCCGGACATTTTGAAGACGGCCTATAATGCCAATTTCGAGATTACCTGCTTTGACCAGTATTTTAAGACGGAGACGCCTAACTTTGAGTGGCTGCAGCATTATGCCACCGACTACCGTCACCAATGGCAATGCACATCCGTGCTGGCCCTGTACTGCGGTCTCCCCGGTTTTCTGGCCGGGGTGGCTAAAGCTATGGGACTGCCGGAGGATAAGCAGAAGGATGCCGCGGGCAAGCGGCTGATTACTTATTTTTGCAAACCTACAAAAGACGGGACGTTCCGGGAACCTGCAGAGGATCCGGAGAAGTGGTCCCGGTTTAAGGAATACTGCGGCCAGGACGTGGTCGTAGAGTCCGCTATCTATGAAAAACTGATTCAATACGGTCCCGGAGAAGAAGAGCACCGGCTCTGGATGAGGGACCAGGAGATCAATGCGCGCGGCGTCGGTATCGACCGTCAGCTGGTCGGCGCTGCTATCGACTGCGACAAACAGCTCCGGGAAGAACATCTGCAGGAACTCCAGAAGATTACCGGACTGGAGAACGCGAACAGCAATACCCAGTTCGGGGACTGGCTGCGGGCCAGACTGCAAAAAGAGATTCCCACGGTAGACAAGGTCGCCCGGGCAGAGCTGCTGGCGGATAAGTCGCTGCCGCCGGATGTCCGCCGGGCGCTGGAGCTGAAGAACCTGCTCAGCAAGACGTCCGTTAAAAAGTATGAAGCTATTCAAAGCAGCGCCTGTTCCGACGGGCGTGTCCATGGGATGCTGCAATTTTACGGCGCAGCCCGGACAGGACGTTGGGCAGGTCGGATCGTGCAGGTCCATAACCTGCCACGGAACAGCCTGGAAGATCTGGACACCGCCAGAACGCTTTTGAAGCGGCGGGACTTTACGGCGCTGGAGCTGTTTTACGACAATGTACCGGACGTTCTCAGCCAGCTGATCCGGACGGCGTTCGTTCCGGCGGAAGGCACCCGGTTCGTGGTGGCCGACTTTTCCGCTATCGAAGCGCGGGTGATAGCCTGGCTGGCGGATGAAAAATGGCGGCAGGATACTTTCGCCGCCGGCGGTGACATTTACTGTGCGTCCGCTTCCCAGATGTTCCACGTTCCGGTGGTCAAGCATGGCATTAACGGCCATCTCCGGCAAAAGGGGAAGGTAGCCGAATTGGCGCTCGGGTATCAGGGCGGAGCCAACGCACTGATCACCATGGGCGCCCTGGAACAGGGACTGACGGAAGAGGAGCTGCCGGATATCGTCCAGAAATGGCGGCAGGCCAGCCCGCATATCGTACAGATGTGGACAGACTGCGAGCAGGCCGCAAAAAAGGCGGTGGCAAATCACACCTCTGTCAGCTATAAGCACGGCATCCGGTTCATCTATGAAAGCGGGATACTGTTCATCCAGCTGCCCGGCGGCCGCAGACTCAGCTACCCGAAACCAAAGCTGCAGGAGAACCGGTTCGGGAACGGTAAGGCCCTGACCTTTGAAGGGACGGGCGTAAGCAAAGCGGCTGTCAGCTGCTGGGTCCGGCAGGAGACCTACGGAGGGAAGCTGGTCGAGAACATCGT